CCTATGGCCTCAGTATATTTTATACTCAGGAGCCCATGTCACACTTTCAGTTAGTATTGTTAAACATAACTATGTGTCGATCGCTCTATATAATTGTGTATTGATTGTACCGTTGTCTTACTATACGGTCCATTACTTTACACTATGTATCGTGATAACAGCATAATGTTCTGACTTTGCTATCCTTTGAGATAACATGAATTCGGCAACCATGTGTAAACGTTTGATGTCATTAGGAGTCTCTAAATTGGAAACGTCCCAGATCATTTCACTTATTACGAAATGGTCGACTAGTTGTGGTGAAGAATGGACTGTTGCTCACCTCAAGGATTACAAGTTAATGAAATTACATCAGCTTGCTGGTTCTAATTTCAAACCTAATCATTGGATAGCAACATCCCAAAATGGTAATGCTAAAGGCCCTATCAAAGCCCTTTTTCGTATTTCCTCGAAAAAGAAACTTAGCAAGGCACTCACTGTTCTGTCTGTTTATTCTGCTTTTGTCAGTAAAGTGTTCACTGATAAGCAAAAGATGAAATTCTTTTCATCTATGGAATCTACAGATGTGACCGGACTTGATTCGCTACCCCACGTTTTTCCAAAAACGCAGTTTAGTGAGAAGCCAGGACACCCTCCAACAATTATTGAGTACTGTGTTAAAAGTACCCAAGCTCCCGGTCCAGATGGAAAAACTGTACCAGAAAGGGATGTTATTGGAGCATTTCTGCATGGAGCTCGCTCAAATGCAGTCAGGACCATTGTTGCAGCACATGAGGAATACTTCGAAAGAATTATTCCGTGTGATGCATTCTTCAATGTTCAACCTCATGAGTATAGTAAGATGTATTCCCACAACTTGGGAAACATCTCACTTATTCAGGAACCAGGTTACAAAGCGCGTTGCATTGCAAATCCTTCTAGGATCTTACAAGCTGCCTTAGAACCTCTTAAACATGACTTGGAAATCATGCTCAAGAAGTTGAAGACTGATTGTACTCACGACCAGCTTGCTGGAGTGAAGACTGTTCAGTCTTGGTTAAAGGAAGGTCGGACTGTCTACTCTGTAGACTTGTCTGACGCAACAAACTTGTTTCCTTGGC